AGGGTCAACATGGCCGATTCAACGGAACCGACCGAACTGGATATGCTCAAGCTTGCGGCAGCCGCCGATGCGGGACTCGAAAGTGTCCCCGACGACGAGCCAAAAGTTGAGGAAAAACAGGAGGCCGATTCAAGCGGAGATACCGTGCAGGAACCCGCGCCTGCTGAAGAAGCCGAAACCAAACAGGATGCTTCGAGTGAAGCACCCGCAACCGAGGAGAAATCCGAGGAAGCGAAAAGTTCTCTAACAACTGAACCCTCAGAAACCAAGTCGGAATCGGCTTCCGAAAAGAAGCCGTCCCGATATGAGAAGGCGAAGTCTCGTCTTGAGAAAGAGTGGGAAGATGTCCGAGCAGAGAAAGCAAGACTCAAAGCCGAACGGGAAGCCATTGAATCCGCAAAAGCGCAAAGGGAGGCTGCACAGTCTGGTCCTGAAGCGCCGAAGGCTGGAGGTCGAAAGTATAGCCCGGAAGATTACCGGGAGGCGGCAAAGAGCTATCGTGAGGAAGGCCGCGACGATCTTGCAAAGCTTGCCGAACAGAAAGCCACTGAAATCGAGACGGAAGACCAGAAGCACGCCCAGGAAAAGATCCAAGGGGAACTGAAGCGTGCCTGGGACGAAAACTTGTTCCGCGAGGTTGAGGCCAATCCAGAATTGAAGGATTCCTCGACCAAGCTGTACAAGACCGTCTCCGAGATGCTTCAGAAGCACGCCATCCTCCGCAACTATCCCAACGGCATCAGCGATGCGGTGGCAATAGCCAAGGACAGGCTCAAGGCGGAATCCGCTTCCGATTTGGAAAAGAAGGTTCAAGAGTATGAGCGTGAAATCGCTCAACTCAGAAAAGCTACGACTCCGGCCTCAGGCCAGCCGTCAGCGCCAGCGAAGCAAAAGGCGTTCCATGAACTGTCTCTTGCCGACCAGGAGAAGAAACTCCTTGAAATGGCGATGGAAGCTGACCGGGCCAACGTCTAGCATAAAGGATACTAAACAAAATGGTTACTACTGGTTCAGTCACGGCCCAGTTCCAGACCTACTTCAGCAAGCAACTCTTGGAGCGTGCGCTCCCCCTGTTGCAGATGGAGCAGTTCGCGAACAAGGTGCCTTACCCCACCAAAACTGGCGGAAACAAAACGATTCGTTTCTTCCGCTTTGATGATCCGAGCATCAGCGCTATCGCCAACCTGTCCGAAGGCACCACGCCTTCCAGCGGTGACGAGCGCGATCTGACGCTCTCCTCGGTCGAAGCCACCCTCGTTCAGTACGGTTCCAAGATCGTTCTGACCGACGTGTTGCTCGCCACCGAGTTGTTCAACCACCTCGCCCAGGCCACCAAGCAGCTTGGCGAAGACGCCGCCCTGCACGCCGACACCCTGTGTCACCGTGCGTTGGTGCAGGATTCTTCGACCAGCACCGGCACCGGCGTGGCCACGAAGTCCTATGCCCGTTATGCCCAGAACGGCACCAACGGCACGACCTTCGCGACCAACTCCACCCCCAACTCCAGCATCACCGCCACCGACCTGCTCGACGGAGCGACCGCGCTGTTCATCAGCCGCGCCCCCAAGATCAAGGACGGCTACGCCCTCGTGGCGCACCCGGCGGTCGTTCGCGACCTCCAGCAGGACGACGATTGGCTGAAGGTTTCCAGCTACAGCGCCCCGGATCAAATCTTCCGTGGCGAGGTTGGAAAACTTTTTGGTGTCAGCGTGATAAGCAGCACCAACGTTCAGACGTTCGCCACTGCGGCTGACGGCGTGGCCAATGCGGCCACCTCCAACGCTGCCGTGTACGGCAACGTGTTGCTGGGTGGACAAGCCTTCGGCGTGCCTCACCTGACCGCAGTTGCGGCCAGCGGCTCGCCATTCGCCCCGAAGGTCACGATCCTGGATGCAGCCGACAAGAGCGACCCCTACGGTCAGCGCATTGTCTGCTCGTTCAAGACGTTCTACGCGGCCAAGCAGCTCGACACGCGGTTCTTCCGGGTGTTGTTCAGCAAGTCCAACTACTCGTAATAGTTAAAATGGGAGCCATGCTAATTATTGGTATGGGTCCCCGGAAGGCCGGGGAGGGTAAAACCTCCCCGGCTTCTTCCACAAAGGAGAAGTCCGCAATGAAAGAAGGTATGGTAAAACTGCCTGTGTCGATGTTTGAATTGCCGGAAGGCGAGGAGAACGCGGCACCAGAAGCGGGTGACTCCGTGGAACTTGAAGGCGTGGTGGAGAAGGTTGAGAACGGTGTTGCTTTCGTCCGTGTGAACGAGGCGATGAGCGAAGAATCCAACGAGGCCGAATCCGAAGAAGAGACGCCTGAGATGTCCGAGGAAGACCGCATGATGGAGATGGCAAAGAAATCGGACGAGGAAGAGTACGCCTAATGCCTGTCTACCAGTACGAAGACACCAGGAATGGTTGCGTCATCGAACTGGAGAAGCCGGTGGCTGAAAGGGACTCCGTCCCGCGCTACCTCAAACGATTTGCAGTGCCACAAAAATTGACGCTCGTAGGAGTTGGAGAACCCCGCGAGAACCCCGAAGGCGTCAACATGACAAACTTAATGAAGGGGTATTACCGCCAGGAACAAAAGCTTGGCAGTAGGTTCAAAAGCCAGTACAAGCCCGATCAAATCAAGCGGGCGGCGCTGGCACAGAAAGGCTAAATTATATGGCAAACGAATTCCAGCGCAGTCCGCTCAAGGCCAAGGGTAAGGCGATCCGCATCAACTCCCAGGGCTTTGCCAACGCGATTGAGTTCACGGCGTCCTCCAGCGGCGGCACGGTCAACACCGTGGCGACTGCCCCGGCGTCCCTGAACGTCACGCTCAACGGCACCAGCTACCGCATCGCCCTTCATAGCTAATGCGTCTTCTGTCCAGACTAACCCTGGGTGACGCAGGCACGACCATCTCAACGTCTGCCGCAACACATACCGGCTCGTATGACGGTGTTACCGCCCTTACCGGCGCGACCATCGGGCTTACGATCAGTGGGGCAACCCACGCAGGATTGGCGCTTGCGTCGGGTTCTACGGTCGTGGGTGACATCAGCCAGGTGATCCTCACCTCTGGTGGCCCGATTGCGATTTACGTCCGCAAGGACTAGCATCCTCGGAGCGTTGGCGCTCTGCCTTCTTTTGGCTTCTTGCCAGAGGGAGCAGGGCGTTGACGACTTTCCAGAAACGATATATCCTGATACACCGACAATGAGAAGCGCCTCGGAAGCAATGGAGACAAAATAATGGGCCGCCAATGGAATCAGATTATTGAGAGCTTGGGACCGCTTTCGGGCGGAACCGGGCTTTCCATCAACGCCAATCTAACAGAAATCGAGGCGTTGCTCACCACGCTTCAGGCTGATATTGTCGACGGGATTATTGTATCGAGTGGTAGTAGCGTAATCACCGGCGGGACGCTTGGGCAGTTGACGGGTGGTACGGTTAATGTAACTAATACGACCAGAACAATCTCCGCCGGAACGGTCACGGCGACGCAATCAACGGCGGCAAACCTGAACGCAACCGTGGTTCAGGGAACCGCCACAAACCTAAAGACTCAGGCCGAGAACTATCAGGGCGGATCTGCTGTTGGCTCTGGGAATCCGCTTCAAGTAACGCTTGCCAATACTGGAGCCAACGCAACGGCTGTTAAGGTTGATGGCTCTGCCGTTACCCAGCCAGTAACAAGTCGTGGGGCAACTGGAGAGGCGACAGTATCTAATTTTACATCGACAACCTCGGCAACTCTAAAGTCCTCCAATTCAAGCCGAAAGGTTCTGACGATTTACAACGAGGGCGCAGGCAATCTCCATGTTCTTTACGGAAGCGGAACAGCCAGCACCACCAATTACTCCGTGAAGCTATTCAGCGGAGACTATCTTGAGATTGATAAATACACAGGGCAAGTGAACGCTATTTTTGCAACGGCTGGAACGGCTAGGGTTACGGAGATAACCTAATGCCCCTTTCTTCGGAATTGGCCATAAATAGATTAAAATTATCCAATACGGCTGGAGGGGTGTCTTTAAATACTGGTGCTAATTATATTGCTGTATTTAAATTAAAATCAAAAACAAAGACAACCTTTCGGGAAATATTTGGAGATTGCCCTTGGGCTGACCCGTTTAGTTTTTCTGACTATGTTCAAGCACTTAATATTAAAGACTTAAACACCGGAACAACAATTCAAATAACTACACCAGAAACGGGAACTGTATCTTCTCAAGGTATAATTTATATGGCTGGACAAGATGAGATACTTGATGCGATTACAGGAGACACGGTTCCTTCTGGGACAATCGTATTTTTATCTGTTGATACATTTGCACATGATCTTGGAAATGTGGAAATTCCATCTCCTATTTATACAGTACAGAGTTCTAGTGCAAATACAGATGTAACCTTTGTAAATGGCAATCGGGCAATCGGAGTTGTTGCCGCATGAATAAGGAATCTAAAAAAGCCTATATATATTCTCAAAGGCTTAAGTCCCTTCAAAAAATAGCCACAGCCTCACAAAAAGAGGTTGAGCGTTGCCTTGCAGAGATTGAGGCGGCGCAGACCGAGGAGGAGCTTTCGTTGGTGAAGTTTACCCCGCCCGTGCCGGAGAATTTGTAAAATGTGCAAACGCCTCGCCATCTGGCTGACCAGTTTGAGTTTGCGTTTCTTGCTGACCAAACAGGAATACGCCTGTTTCAAGGAGGCTCTCAAGTTTGCCACGGAAAACAACCTGATGGTCAAGGAGACCAAGTACATCGGGAAGGTGAAGCATCTCTTGAGTGTCAACCGCTCCATCAAGCGGATTGTCGAGGAAGGTCGCAACCGGGACGAGGTCACCGATGCCGTGGTGCATCTGGCCGTGGCGCTGAAGTATCTGGAGGGTCGGGGTCGTGAGTCTTGATGAGGTGCATGACATCCGCGAAAAGCTTGCCCTCAACTCGGAGCGGCTGGCACGCATCGAGGAGCGCCAGTTGACGTTGATGGGTATGCTGGAACGCTCCCTTTCCTCCTTTGGCGACCTGGCCAACCGGGTGACCGCCCTGGAGCATCTAAAGACAAAGATGATGCTTGTGGCAGCCTCGGTGGGTGCTATAATCAGCATCGCTTGGGACGCCCTCAAGTCCCGCTTTTCAGGAGGTTAATTCACAATGGCTTCATTCTCAGCAGGAACGACATTCACCGACGGAGTCGCCAACGACGTTACGGCGGCCAAGCTGGGTGCGCTGGTCAACAACGCCACCCCGACCTCCGGCTTCATTCAGGACCGCACCGCCGAAACCATCACGGCGACCAACGACACGCTTTTGATTGGTGACGCCTCCGACTCCAACAACCTAAAGCGCATCACGGTTGCCAACTTCGCCCAAACCCTTCCCAC